TTTAAAGTTTGCCTGCAAGACGCCACTATCCCATGCAGCGTCATATTCATCCCATGTCATACTGGTTGATTCCCATGTTGTATCAGAAGACTGCTCTAAGTAGCCAAAGCATGTAATACAGTCTTGGTTATATGACCATGAGCCATTCATGTAGTTGAATACTAGGACTTTGTTAGGATAGACATTGCCAGGATCATTACCAGTAGTAGCAGGAAACGTCCAATACACCATGTCCACATAATAATCTCTAATCCCTGCAACTCGTTTTACTCCCTCGTCTCTGTTCAGAATTGTATAAGTTTCGTCTGGTATTTTTTCATCAATGCTTTCAACGTTGGCACCGTTGCAGGCGTGAATGCCGGTATTGCCAGCAGTTAGTACCACTTTATCGAATGAAACCGTTGAGAACTGCGCTTGGCTACCCAGTTCTGAATTGATCTTTTGCCATCTAAATGGTTGCACGTCGTTGCCTGTATAAACAAGCTCCCATGTACTTTGTTCAAAGTAGACAATAAGCCTATCTTTAATAAACTCTGCGCTTATAATTTCTTCTTGAGTAGTAGCGTCAACCCAGTTGGCACCATCTGCTTTATTGCCAGCAGTATCACTCGAGTTCCCTTGATACCATGCATTTACAGCAAACGGACTACCGTTATGAGAAAACCTACATCTGTTGCCATAATGACTGTTCGTTCCAAGGGAAGCGGGCGGAACACCACCAGGATTATCATTCTCTACTGTGTTTAGAAGTAAAAGCCTGTCCTTGAAAGATACTATTATGCGTGCAGTTTTTACATATGGCCCCATAGTAAGCGGCTGTACAGGATTAGACGTTGCCGCTGTTGGCGAAAAGAAGAACGACCCATTTGTAGCACCTACTGATATTGGTAACCCTGTAGCAGGGTCAAAACTGTACCCCCATGTAGCAGCAGCTCCGATACCTGGCGCCTTCATCCACCAAATTGGGTCATCTGTAATCGTTCCCACACCATTCAGGTTTGTAACTTGGAAGTTAGTTGCAAACAGAATAGTAGTACTCATTTTTGCGCCACGGTGGTTTTCGGTCCAGACAAAATTACTGTTGCTGCCTCGCCATAATGGTGTAGTGCCTGTACCTGAACGCTCCCACGAAGTCCCCGTGTATAAATAGGCAAAACTTGTATCAAATGCATAGGCAGGCTGGTCGTTTATCGGCCCTGTTTCATATCTAGTAAGCCCCATGACGGGAAATGCTGGATAGAAGTAAATCTGTGTTAATGCAGTGGCATCAGCAAAGTCATACGCACCCGTAGCTAGATTATAGGTATGCGTTGTTGCACCACCTGTTGTATACATGACACCATCTTGGTACACAGTGAAAATCTCATTGCCAATGGAAAACATTTGCCCAACAGCATATATAGCCCCACCATCAACGTTAGTAAGAAGTCCCGCAGCATCTCCGTTAACATCTGTTGTTCCATTTGCTGTAGTAAGTTTTACACGCAATCTGGAGTGAAGCGGCCGAGTCTCATCGCTTGACGCACCTGTACCAGTAAAATTAGAGCCAAACCGCTTTCGCACGCTACCACGAAACACATATGCATTAGTTAACTCTGCAAAGGAATCCTCAGGCAAAAGCCATGGAGACACGTCTTTTTGCAGTCCATTCTTTATTGGTGCTATTAGGAATGTATCCATTTACGCTCCTATAGCTATCCAATTAAATGTCATTGGTGCACCATATGTATCAGTCGAGGTTCTTTTTTTGCAGAAAACTTTAAACTTTAATGTCGTAGTTGGGCCTATTTGAATAGAGGAGTCTGTTGCTGTAGTAGAAGTGTACGGAGAAGCCATTACAATCGGCGCTGCCGTAAAAGCTGGAGATGTTCCAAGTTCAGTTGCAAACGTAACGTCATCTTCATCATTAGCAGACTTATATCCCCACTTCATCAGTATACCTGACGGTAAATACGACCAACCCTTTGTTCCTCCACCAACCGTAGTACCGCTAGTCATATTTAATTCAGCGCCATCGCTTTCCCTTCTAAAAAACAACTCTGTTCTTGCAGTAGGTGCTGTACCGACTTTTGTATAAACCGCACCTTCATTTGCAAGCGTTGCTGGTGCTGCTCCTTGCTCAGGCATTGTTACAAACTTATGTTTACCCTCTGGAGATACACCAGCAGCAAAAGTATTATGATTGACATCTACAAGCGCTTTAATAGCTAAGAAATTGTTCTTTATATCGTCTTGAGACACAGAAAGCTTATCTGTTGCAAGTGGAATATCTTGATATGCAGGCATTGTACTCTCCTATTTCTATAAGTGCTGGCCTCCACGACCATTGTTACTATAAGTTGAACCAGTTTGCCCAGTATATATCGTAGCAGTACGCTGATCTGATTGCTGGGCTATCGTTCTACGCAAACACAAAATCTCTTGCTGCTTAAACTCTGGCATTATCTTTTCAATGCTCTCAGTGTCCATGCGATCTTCAAATATCTTCTTAGCCGCACCGTATGCAATATAGGCAGCCCATTGCTCTAACCCTGGAGTCGGAGTAGCTGCAAGCAATGCCGACGGTCTCTTATATGCTTCAAGCGTTATCTTATAGACCTTGTCAGGCACAGGCCGCACAGTGAAGGCGTTATTGTAATAAAGAATAGTATTGGGCCTAGCAGCTTGATATGGCAGTGTATGGCTATATATATAAGCACCAAGTGCTGGAGCTACAGGAAAGTCAAAGTCATATTCTCCAGTCTCATAATTTATTAGCCCCAATGCAGGAAATAACTCAAGATTATCGACACTGTTAATATAACCACTAGTTCCTCTATGGCCCGTTGCTGGGTCAATGCGAGGCTGGTCAACCACAGTAATACCATTGTGTTCATCATCGGTGGACGAGAACATAACGTTCTCTGGCATAACTGGACGTGCAGACAAAGTCCCAGCAAAATTAGTTTCAATACCGTCGCCAGTTGCAATCAGCTTCTTAATGCTAGAAGTCTTCGGATAAATACCGTAAAACTCCGCCTCAGACTGAGAGAGTTTGGCCTCATAGCCATCTATGTACGCAGGTGTATGTACCGTGGTATAAACGTTTTTAAAGTTATAAAGAGGAGAGGTTGCTAATATCGTGTTAGTATCGTAAATATCAACGTATGGCTGTGTGTAAAAAGAAAGCTTTGTTCTAGTGGTAAACAGACGTACATGCTCTGGGAAATCATAAAGCATGAACGTATTAATATAGTCATTTATCTGATCATTGGTTATTTGTGCTTCAGATGGACTGCGTGTTAATCTGCGAATCTTTATTCGTATTGTATCTAAGTCGTTTAGTACCGCCATAATCTCTCCCAACTACAAAACATTACGTGTCGCTGCCGTTAGTATACTATTGATCTCCCCAATAGGTATAACATGTGGATACACGTTCGTATGCGCTGCTAAGACACCTGGAATAACAAAAGCTCCAAACGCAGTAGAGTCTATGTTTATTGAAAACGTGTCATCCGTTAATACTGTTATCGTTCCAACCAACTTATCCATCTCATCCATTCCATAAATCGATGTACCTCCAACCTTAGGGACGTACATCCTTACAATAGTCCCTGATATGTAATCATGGTCGAAAGAGCATGTAACAACTGCTGGATGAGCTTGGGTCACAGCTGTTACTAGCCGCATTGCGGGCTGATAGACAGGAGAGGGATTTGCATACCAGGGACCAGCCATTACTAAACCTTTTCCACCTGTGGACCACAGCCTTGGCGACGGTCCATGTCCACCATCTCAACAATCATTGGCTCGTCAAGACCTTCAACATCGGTAAACTCTAAACTCTGGAAGCCATATCTGCGGACCATGCGCCCAATTTCCATCGCTGGCTTTCCGTTCTCTTGCTGCTTGAAGGCATGCTCAGGATATTTACCACTTGAGTTTAAGTGTCTTGCAACACCAAGAGAAACAGTACAAACCTCTCCGTCTCTTAGCGAAACAAGCTCAACAGGATCGCCTTTATGCTTTCTAAACATAAACTCTAGGACTCCGCCTGGAACCTCATAAAACCTGAAGATTCCTCGCACTTTCTCTCGGTCTTTGTCTCGCAAATAACGAGGACTTTGTTTTGTAGCGGCCTTGTGGATTGCGGGGCTTTGCTTCATATCTCTTTTGGGAACTTCTGCTGCTTGAACCATAAATTAACTCCTAAGATAAGATGTCGACAAACTGTCTACAACTGAATTTGGGAGGGGCAGATAAACCACCCCTCCATTAGTAA